ATGAACCAACAAATTCCTTCTAATCCTACCCAGCGCTGGGAGTGGTTGAAGTACCAACTCCGCAGCCAGGGTTCCAGCTTGCGCAAACTAAGCGATGAGCTGGGCGTCACCGGTAATGCAGTGCAAATGGTGAAGTACACACCCTACCCACGCATGGAACGCGCTATCGCCAAAAAGCTTGGGCTTAGTCCCCATGCTGTTTGGCCAGAGCGCTGGAACCACGACGGCACCCCTTGCCGTGAACGCCCCAATCGTGCTGAGAAACTCACTACTGCAAAAACGCAAAAACAGTATTGTGTAAACAATACTAGCGTTTCTAACGCGTCTACGCATCGTCAAATGGTGCGGGAGGCTTAGTCATGAGGCGCGTCAAAGATACCCAAACGCTAGACATCTTCGAAGTGCCTGCCCCCGTGGTGCCTTTGCCGGGCAGTGGCAACTACGCCAGCCAAGTCAGCGAGCTGGTTGGCGTAGTGCTTAAAGACTGCCCCGTGGACCGGTACGAAGTCGCCGCGCAAATGAGCCGCCTGTCTGGTGACGACGTCTCCAAGCACATGCTGGATGCGTGGAGCTCGCCTGGGCGTAGCGACCACAACATCCCTTTCTACCGCATTCCGCTGCTGGAAGAGGTCTGCCAGAGCCACGCCTTTACCGACTGGATCGTTCACCTGCGTGGCGGCCGCGTGGCGTATGGCCGTGAAGCGCTGGCAGCCGAGTACGGCAAACGCCAGCAGATGCTCGAAAAGCTCAAAGGCGACATGAAGGAACTCAAGCGGCTAATGGGGGATGACCAATGAACTGGTACTCCGCTAAAGAGCTGGCAGGGCTGCCTGGCATGCCTCAATCCGTCAGCGGTGTTATCCGTAAGGCCACCTCGCAAGGTTGGGAAGCACAAAAACGTATGGGTCGCGGTGGCGGTTACGAATACGCCTTTGCCGTGCTGCCTACCGAAACCCAGAACGCGCTGCTTTTGGCACAGGCGGATAACGCCGAGCCCGCCCCCGCCAGCACCGTGGCTTCAACACCTGAAGACCCGCGCCCAGGGCAGCAGCAGCTGACCGATGCCCAGCGCCAGGTGATGAGCGCCCGCGTGGCGTTCGTTCGCGAGATCGAACGCATGAGCCGGATGGTCAGCCAGCAGCGCGCTATCGAAACGTTAGTTGCCCACGCGAAGGAAGACGATCTAACGCCGTACCTTAAAGAGCGCGTGGTGCTGGCCAACGACCGTAAAACGGAGACACGCACACTTAGCGAGCGCACCCTCAAGCGCTGGATGAGCGACTTTAAAAAGCACGGCGAGCGTGGCCTAGCCCCCAAGCGCCGCCAGGCAGACATGAGCATGCCGCCCTGGGCTGGTGATTTTCTCAAGCGTTACCAACGCCCTCAGAAGCCCAGCGTGGAAGCGGCCTACCAACTGCTGGTCGAACAGACGCCACCGCCGCACCCCTCTATCCATCAGGTGCGCCGCTGGCTTGCCAAGCTCAGCCCGGAAGCCCGCGAGCGTGGCCGCATGGGCGCGCATGAAATCAAGGCGCTCCAACCGTTCAAACGCCGTAGCAGCAAAGACCTTTGGCCCAACGATGTGTGGGTCGCGGATGGCCATACCTTCGACGCCGAGGTCATCAACCCGCTCACCGGCCAAGCGTTCCGCCCAGAAGTCACGCTGATCATCGACTGGGCGACGCGTCGCATCGTCGGCTTTGCCTTGAACCTTGCCGAATCCACCCTGGCCACGCTGGATGCGCTACGCGATGCCGTCAGCCGCGCGGGCATGTTCAATCTGTTTTACGTCGATAACGGCTCAGGCTTCGATAACGCCACAGTGTATGAAGTGGTCGATCGTCTGGGCGGCACCATCACCCACTCGCTGCCGTACAACTCCCAGGCACGCGGCGTGATCGAGCGCGCCCACCAAAGCACCCTGGTCAAGCTCGCCAAGACCATGAGCAGCTACATCGGCGCGGACATGGATAAAGAAGCGTCGACCAGGGCGCACAAGCTCAGCCGCCGCGACATCAAGCAAGGCCTCAAGCCCGCGCTGATTCCCACGTTCCAGGAGTTTTTCGACCGGCTCAACGACGCCCTGGACGTCTATAACCACCGCCCGCACTCGGGCCTTAGCAAAATCCGTGACCTGGACAGCGGCAGGCTACGCCACCAAAGCCCGATGGAAGCCTGGAAGAACGCCGAGACAGAAGGCTTTGAAGCGCTGACCGCACCGACTGATGTAGTCGCCTCGCTCATGCGCCCGCAAGAGGTACGCAAAACCAATCGCGGCGAAGTACGCATCAACGGCGGCACCTACTTTATGGACGCCCTGCGCGACTTCCACGGCGAAGAGATCCGCGTGGCGTGGGACTACCGCGACACCGGCAGCGTCGGCGTCTACACCCTGGACGGTGAACACCTGGGCGATGCCCAGCTAGACGGCAACGCCACCCCCGCAATGCCCGCCAGCATGATCCAGCGCGCAGCCGAGAAACGCGAGAAGGGTCAGCTCAACCGCTTGGCGCAGAAAGCCAAAACCATCACCGGCAGCGACGTCGAGATCCGCGCGATTACACCCGCCGCCAGCTATTCAGACGAAAAGCAGGCAGCCGCAGGCCGCGCCTACGCCAAGCAATTAGCGGATGAAGGCACTCGCTTTCAGATACCCCAGAACAAGGTCGAGCGTTATCGGCTTTGGCAAAAGCTGGATGCCCAGCTTCAGCAGAATGAAGACGTACCAGAACAAGCACGCCAGTGGCACGAAAGCTACCAGAAGCACAACGATTTTCGCGCTATTCAGCGCGTAATGGATGCGGACGGGCTACCACCCGCCCGCAACCGCCGGGCCGTCTGAACCACGGCCCACGACACCCTAGCAATTAAGGAACTGATATGAGCGTCAACACCATTGTACCACTCACTAACGTCGGCTTACTCGCGGCAGCGGTCGAAAGCGCCGCGAACCGCCCGCCCGAGCTGCCGGGCCTGGTCGTTATGTACGGCCCCAGCGGCTACGGCAAAAGCCTGGCAGCGGCCTATGCGGCCAACATGCACCGCGCCTACTACGTCGAGTGTCGCGAAAGCTGGACCAAGAAAGCCTTTGTGGTCGCCGTGCTGCGCGAGATGGGCATCATCCCCATGAAGACGCTTAGCGAGATGGTCGATCAGATCGCCGAGCAGCTCTCACGCTCGGGTCGCCCGCTGATCATTGATGACGTCCAGTACGTGATCGACAAAGCCGCCGCCAACGTCCTCACAGACATCTATAACGCCAGCCAAGGAACGCTAATCCTGATTGGTGAAGAGCGCGTGCCCGCGTCAATGGCGCGTCTGGAGCGCCTGCACAACCGCGTACTTGAATGGGTACCCGCCCAAGCCGCCAGCCTGGAAGACGTGCGCGCCCTGGCTGACAAAAGCTACCCCGATATCGAGATCGAAGACGACCTGCTGGAAACCGTCAACGACCGCGTTAAAGGGTGCCTGCGCCGTGTCGCCGTCAACCTGTATCAGATCAACTCTGAGGCTACCGCCAACGGCTGGACGATGGTCGGCCTGCGGGAATGGGGCGAGCGTGAGATCCACACCGGCCAGCCACCGGCGCGGAGGGGCTAAGGCATGGCAAAACGTAAACCCCAACTCAACGCCCAAGGGCCACGCATCGACCGCCAGGCCATTTGGGAAGCCCTACGCGATATGCACGCCAAAGGGTTGACCATTACCACGGTCGACGTATCGCTACTGATGCCGGATGCCGTCAGCCAGGGCCGCGTGCGTGACTACCTGAACGGCCTCGAAAAAGGCGGCTACCTCGCCCGTCTCGATGTGCCCCGCAAAAGCGGCGAGCCGGTGCAGTTCAAGCTGGTGAAAGACGTCGGCGTGGAAGCCCCACGCGTGCGCAAAGACGGCTCCACACCTACCGGTGGCCTTGGCCGTGAACAGATGTGGCGCACGCTCAAGATCGTCGGCGACTGCACCGCCCGCGAACTGGCAGACGCCGCCACGACGCCCAAAGTCGAGATCGCCGAGGCAACAGCCAACGAATACCTGCGCTTTCTGGCGGCTGCCGAGTACGTCGCCGTCGTTCGCCCTGGCTCCCCCGGCGTGCTGACCCGCTACCGGCTGGTCAGCACGCGCTGGACAGGCCCGCGTGCGCCGATGATCCAGCGCACCAAGCAACTCTATGACCCCAACACCGGTGAAGTGGTGTACGTCCGCGTCACCAAAACCGAAGGGGGTGAACCATGAAAGACGTCATCCGCCGTACCCGCACCGTCGACATCTCCAACTGGGGTGACGACGTGCCGCGCTGGATCGTACTACTCGCCGACGAAGTGCGCGCCACAAACCGCAAGATCACCGCCGAGCGCATTGGCGTCTCGCGTAGCGCGGTGTCTTTGGCACTGGCCAACCGCTACCCCAGCCCTTCCACCGCGAGTATCGAAAAGAAGGTGCTGGAAGCGCTGGACGGCCTCGACTGTCCGGCGCTGGCCATCACTATCAGCGCCGAGCAGTGCCGCGACTACCGCGCCCGCCCCGCGCCGACCCACAACCCCATGGCCATGCGGATGTGGAAGCACTGTCAGCGCTGCCCCCACAACCCCGACAACCAGGACGGAGGCGACCAATGACCCTCAAAGCCACCTGCCCCGAGTGCGGCATGACGGCCGACATGGCCGCCTTCGTCACCCAGGGCGAACACAACCAGGCGTTAGCGGCGGCGCTGGATATGCCTGCGCTGCTGAGTAGCCGCATCGTGCGCTACCTCGGCTTTTTCCGGCCTGCCAGCCGAGCGCTGGCAAGCGCCAAAAGCGCCCGCCTGCTGACCGAGCTGAAAGACACGATCACCAGCGGCGTGATCGAGCGCAAAGGCATCACCCGAGAGGCACCGCTCAAGGTGTGGGTGATGGCCCTCGACCAGATGCTGGAAAGCCCGCCCAGCGGTTTGCCGCTAAGCGGCCACGGCTACCTCTATGAAGTGGTTGCCCGCTGTGCCGACCGCCACGCCGGTGAGCAGGAAAAGCAGCAGGAAGAAGCCAAGCGCAGCGGTGCCAAACCACCTGCAAATCGCGCACCCGTTGCCGCGTTTCAAGAGCGCTCGACCGATGACGTGCTGGCCGAACACCGCCGCATGGCCGAGCGCCAATCCACGGTGGCCACAACCCCAAAAGGCCAGCGCAAAAACGCGAAAGCGACTGAGCAAGCCAATGCCCCCAAGCGCCTATCGGAGTTGTTGAAAGGTGCCGCCAGCAAGGGAGACGACCAATGACCACCTACAGCGATGAAACCCTGGAGCAATACGCCGACCGCTTCGTGCAGCTGCGCCTGTCCCGCCACGGCGTCAACCTGGCGCAGTACCTGGCCAACCCCGTGCAGTTTGAACGCCTGGCGTTGGAGCCGGAACCGCTACTACCCGCACAGCAAGCTGCCGTTTTGCGTATCTGGCAGCGCTGGGATACCGGCCTAGCCGAGCAGCCAGCCGCTGCACAGGAAAGCTCGGTACCGGACTGGGACTGGCGCGACCAGCTCGACCGCTGGCGTTGTGAAACTGAACAGGCCGAGCGAGCGGTGGCGCGTATGCAGCAGCGCAACGGGGCGTATGTCGAGCCGCTGCACCACCACCGGCACAACGCCCGTAACCGCAGTGCCAACTTTGCTAAGCGAGGTGCCTGATGAGCCACATGGTCCTATCCCATTTACAGGCCAACGACGGTGCCACGCTTGATGAGCTATGCACCGCCACCGGCCTGAACGCCGACGCGGTTCGCCACATTCTCACCGGCCTGGTGAATAGCCGCTTTGTGATCGGCGTCGCGCGCTACAACCGCGCGCCGAAGTTTTACGCCGTCACCAGCCAAGGCCATTGCGAGTGGTGCGGCCTCTACGAGCATCGCCGCGTTGCCGCCATGTGCCCTCGCTGCATCGACAAAAGCAGCGGCCTGGAGCCGTTGACCGAAACGCCCGTTGCCGCGCTACCGGCAGGCCTGAACACACCCGAAAGGAGCCAAGCATGAACGCCCAAGCGAATGAAACACAGCAAGTACCCGAAGGCTTCCGCATAGACGCCAAAAGCCGACTGGTGCCCGAGGAACAGATCAAAGAGATCGACAAGCTACGCGATGAGCTAGTGCTCTCGATTATTGACCGCGCGTGTGAGCTGCGCGACCAGCTTCGCGACTTCAAAAGCGACGTGTTCAGCGAGATCGAAGCCTTTGTGCAGACCTCCGCCCAGGAGTACGACGTCCAGATCGGTGGCAAGAAAGGCAACATCCAGTTGGTCAGCTTCTGTGGCAAATACAAGGTGCTGCGCGCCATCTCCGAAAACATCACCTTCGATGAGCGCCTCCAGGCTGCCAAAGGGCTGATTGAAGAGTGCCTACGGGACTGGACAACCGACGCCCGCCCAGAGGTGGCCACCATCGTGCAAGACGCCTTCCGCGTCGACCAGGCGGGCAACATCCGTACCGGCCAAGTGCTGGGGCTACGCCGCCTGAACATTCAGGACAAACGCTGGCTGCGCGCCATGGATGCCATTAGTGACGCCATTCAGGTCACCGGCTCCAAGAGCTACATCCGCATCTATGAGCGGGTCGGCAGCACCGACCAGTACAAACCCATCAGCCTAGATATCGCGGGGGTGTGAGATGGCGACCGAAAAGCGCGATCAGCTCATAGACCGTCTGGATCGGTCATTCCATGCCATGCCCCGCTGGGCGCAAGGCGCATGCCTGCACGCCATGGCGGTGCCGACCATCAACCCGGCGACGCTGGCCCCCTTCGCCACCTTCCGGGAAATGCTCGAAAGCGCGCCAGACGAGAACCTGGAGATTCTGGCGGATGACTTCGAGGGGAATGGCGACCTGCTGCCAGCCGAGGAGGTTTCATGACCGCTATCACTAACGCTTCATCCATCCGCGTCAGCCCCGCCATGGGCGGGTTTGTTGCCATTCTGCGCGGCCAGCGCGCCACGGGCACCACCCACCGCGATGCAGCGCTCGCTGTCGCGCGGCGGGTCTACGGACCGCGCGTCAACGTCCGCGCCGATTACCTGCGCGACTCTGACCCCATGGCGGGCATCCAGTACCGCTACCACATCACGCATATCCGAGGTGCCGCATGAAAGAGCCAGTCATCATCCGCGTGCGCGATGCCGGATACCAAGGCTATATCGCCACTGGAGGAGGCAAGCGAGCCAGCTGTTCATATTCCTACGAGCAGGCGCTTTTTAACTGTGCCGAAAAACTGTTTGGGCCAGGGAGCTTGTTCCAGTTCGAGCAATTAGAAGTATCGGAAGCTGATGCCAAGCGAAGCGTTATTAAGCGAGTCGAAGTTTTTCCTTACGAAGAGTCTGCATAGCAGCGAAGCGAAACGCCCTGCCAATGGCGGGGCGTCTGCTGGGCGTGGTGGCCCAGCACTGATGAGCAGCCAAGGGGAGAGAAATGGACAGCAAAGCGTTAGACAAAATCAAGAAGTGCCTACGGCTTGCCAAGTCGAGCAATGCCAATGAAGCCGCTGCCGCGCTGCGCCAGGCGCAAAAGCTAATGGCCATGCACGGCGTCACCACTGACGACGTGGCCATCAGCGATGTGGGCAGCCATACCGCTAAAACAGGCGCAGGTAAAACGCCACCTGCTTACGTCACCATGCTGGCCAATATGGTAGCCGGAGCCTTTGGCGCTGAGACGGTCTACCAGCAGATTTACGATGGTGAGCGGTGGGCGCTGAACGTTGAGTTTTACGGCTTAAATGGCGCCGCCGAAGTAGCGGGCTATGCCTTTGAAGTGCTGTGTCGGCAGCTAAAGCGAGACCGCACAGCCTACCTAGCAACCCTCAACAAGCGCCTGAAAAGAACTACCAAGGTACGTCGTGGCGACCTCTACGCTCAGGCCTGGATTAACGCCGTCGCCAAGCAGGTAACGCGCCAACAACGCACCGAGGCCGAGACTGCCATCGTGGAAGCCTACAAGGCGAAGCGCTGGGAAGATCTGGACACCATGAAGCCTCGCGATAACACCAAGGGCATGCGCAGCCATGACCAAGGAGCCATTCACCAGGGCTACCAGGACGGCAAGAAAGTCAGCTTCCACCAGGGCGTGAACGGCAACCGCTACGCACAGATCGGTGAGGTGTCGTCATGAACAAATGGCAGCAACTAGAAGAGAAGCTGTCGGGCGTTTTTGGCAACGCCACCGTGCTTGCTGGCGGCCATGAGGTGACGTTTCAAAAGCGCCTTGACGGCGAAAAGCTAGTGATCCAGGTCGGTGTCGACGGTTGGATAAAGGGAGAGTGGTGGAAGGTCGACGAACAAGGACAGCCAGTCCACTCCGAGGGCCGCTTTTGGTGCCCGCTGCGCTCACGCGTTTGGCCGCTAAAGGAATACAAGTCTCTGAAAAAGGTATTCGGCAAGCGCAAGGCCGACGATATGACGGCATTAAAAACCGTCGCCGTTACTCCGTGCTGGGGCAGCCCGCGCAGGCTGATCAGCCACCTGAAAAAGAACTTCCCAGACCTTGAGATCAATGATGATGAGGTGGCGTCATGATCAGCAAAGGCAAACTGGCCCAGATCCACATCGCCAAGGCCCAACTGGGATTAAGTGATGACGACTACCGCGCCATCCTCGCCCGCACTGCAGGCGTGAGTAGTGCCAAAGAACTCACAAATCGCACCGTTGGCGGTGTGATGCACGAGTTCCGGCGGCTGGGCTTTGAGCCGAAGCCCGCCAAGAAAGCGGGCCGGAAGGCACCGCGCCCGCCGCGTTCACGCCAGGCGGAAATCAACAAGGTCGAAGCCCTGCTGGCTGACGCGGGTCGCGCCTGGGCCTACGCCGATGGCATGGCCAAGAACATGTTCAAAGTGGACCGCGTGGACTTTCTCGACGATAACCAACTGCACAAGCTGCTCCAGGCGTTGATCATCGACGCCAAGCGGCAAGGACGGTACCCCGATGACCTCGCATAAGTATGAGGACAACCTCGACCTGGGCTTCGGCATCCCCAACGATGCACTGGACTACCTCGACCCCGAGATCCTCAAGAAGTGGCCACAGGGTCTCTCGGACATGCTGACCGTGGTCGAGAACGCCCATGTCCGAGCCGGGGATGAACCCAAGATAGCCCGCCGCCGCGCCTTTGCCGCCGTGCGGGCGATCTCCAGCTTTGCCGGTGGGCGCAGTCTCTACGTGCCACAGGGCCGCCAGCTCGACCGCGCACTGCGGGATCGTGAGATCTGGGAGCGTCACCGTGGCGACAACATCCCCCAGCTGGTCGAAGACTACGAACTGACCGAGGCGCAAATCTACAGCATCCTCGCCGAGCAGCGTAAGCTCGCCCGCTCACGCTTGCAGTCGGATCTGTTCGCCGATCACGAGAAAGGCTAAGCTGGCTTTAAACGAGCGATCAGGCAATGACACCATGATTGATATCCAAGCACTCACCGGTCTTGCATCCTCCGCATTCGTTGGCCTCATTGGCGCGTGGGCAGGCGTATGGTTTTCTTTGAAACGCTATCGGAATGAGAAATGGTGGGAGAAAAAGACCAGTGCCTATGAAAGCATCATTGAAGCTTTACATAAAATCAAAAGGCTCCGAACTCATCACTTGGAAGCCGCTGAAACTTACCGTGAGGTCCCTGAGGAAACCGCGCGCAGACTTAGACTGGAATCAAATCTAGCACTTGAAGAAATACAAAGATCAATAGATATAGGAGCTTTACGCGTCTCAACTGAGGCAGTGCAAAGGCTTAAACAGTTTCAGAGCGATTTAGTCAAAGAGAATGGCGCTAGAGACTGGTATTCACACTTGGAGATAGGCTATGAAGCGGCAGAATCTTGCATCAAGGATCTGATAAGCATTGCCAAGAAAGACCTTAAAATCGATTGACCCTTCCCAAAACTCCTAAACCGCTTGATTCCCGCCGCCTAGTCCAATCCCTCTAGCCTGAACCTCACTGCAACGTGCTTTCGCCACCCATGCAATGAGGCTCACTCCAATGCCCCGCAACGATCTGTCCAACCATTTTCAGCGCCGCGAGTTCGCGTGTAAATGCGGCTGCGGCTTCGATACCGTCGACCTAGAAACCCTGGTGCTGCTGGAAGACATCCGCACCCATTTTGACGTACCCGTCACCATCAACAGCGGCTGCCGCTGTGAAGCCTACAACCGCAAGGTAGGTGGTGCCGCCGCCAGCCAGCACCTGCTAGGCCGCGCGGCGGATATCCGCGTCCAGGGCGTTGACCCCGCCGAGGTCGCCGAATACATCGAAACCCAGCACCCTGACGCCAGTGTTGGCCGGTACAACACCTTCACCCACGTGGATACACGCACAAGCGGCCCTGCCCGCTGGGGCGGGTGAGCAATGAGCCTGAAAGGTCTACTCGGCAATATCGACACCGAAGCGCTAAGTGGCGCGGTCTCCAAGGGTGCGCCATTGCTTGGTTCGTTGATCGGTACCCCGGCCACTGGAGCCGCCATCGGCATGATTGCTAAAGCGCTAGGCACCGATGCCAATCCCGAATCGATTACCCAGATGCTCGAAAGCGATCCCGAGGCTAACGCCAAGCTTCAGAAGCTGGAAAACGAACACCAGCAAACGCTCACCCGCATGGTGCTGGAAGCGGAAAGCGTGCGCCTGAGCGAAGTGAACAAAACCATGCGTGCCGAAGCGGCCAGCAACGATGCCTATGTGCGACGTTGGCGGCCGACGTTTGGCTACCTCACCGCGCTTGCCTGGGTGGTGCAGTGCATGGCCATTGCCTGGTCGATTGTCGCCACCCCTGGTCAGGCTGGCGACGTCGCCCAGGCCGTCACCGCGTTAACGCCAATGTGGGGCATTGCGCTGGCCATGCTTGGGGTGAACGTTTCTTGCCGAAGCCGCGATAAACAAGTGGCGGCAGGCCAAGCGCCCAAGGCGGGCTTTATGGATGCCATCGTCAAGCGCGTTGGCGGGTAACCAACCAAAGGGAACGTCATGGAGTTAATCAACTGGGCGGCCGCCAAGCTGTTCTTCGACATTGCCCAGGCAGTCTTAATGGGCGGTGTCGCGGTATATGTGTGGTGGACCAATCGAACACGCGCCACTGGCACTGCCATTACGCAGGTCAACAAGCGGATTGATGAAGTGGACAAACACGTCTCAAGCCTGGAGCAAACGCTGGAAAACCGACCTGGCTACACCGAGATCGAAGCACTGCGCAGCGAACTGGCCGAGATGAACAGAGGCATGGCCCAGATTAGCGCCCAGATGCAGAGCACCACGGCACTGCTCAACCGCCTGCATGAGTACCTGCTGACGGAAAAAGGGAAACGATAAATGAGCTACCACGACTTTGAAACAGAGGGCCGTCGCTTGACGATCCTGCGCATTCTGGCCCGCCGCAACCAGTTCACAACTAACGAGTATTCGCTCAACGATGAGCTCAAAGGCGCGTATGCGCACATCGTCAGCCGCGACAAATTGCACGGCGACCTGGCCTGGCTGGAAGAACAAGACCTGGTGATTGTTCAACAACCCCGCGCCGGTTGGCTGATCACCCTGACCGGTCGCGGTGCCGACTGCGCTGAAGGCCTGGCCAACGTACCCGGCGTCGCCAAACCGCGCCCAGGGGTTTAATCATGCCGCCTCGCAATAAGGTGTTTGACCTACCGCCCGAAGTGCGTGAAGCGCTAAACGAAAAGCTAGTGAGCAGCGGCTTCCAGGGCTATGAGTCGTTAGCCGGGTGGCTCAGCGAGCGCGGTTATAACGTTTCCAAAAGCTCCGTGCATCGGTATGGCAAGGATCTCCAGGAGGAGTTTGAAGAGGCCATGGGCGACGTGCGTAAAACCACCGAGCTAGCACGCGCTATGGCCAGCGAAGGCGAAGACGAAAGTGGCCATCTTATCGACGCCACTGCCAGGATCGTGCAAGACCAGCTACTGCGCATTTCTATCGCCATGCGTAAAGCCGAGCATGAACCCGACGTAGCGGCCAAGCACCTGAGCAGCGTGACCAAGGCGCTGGCTGATATTGGCCGCGTTTCCTTGAGCCAAAAGAAATGGGCTAAAGAGCTGCGTGTGGAAGTGGCTAAAGAGGCAGCGGAGAAGGCCGAGACTAGCATGGCCACGCAGGGCATGAGCCGCGACGCCATCGACGCTATCAAGCGCGACATACTGGGGATTGCCTAATGGAAGAACTTACCATTGCAGAAGCCATTGTGAATGCTGGTGATAGCCTCGGCTGGGCGATTGTTGTGGCCGCTTTAGTTCGGGGGCTCTTAAGCAAATGACCACCGCACCTTCAACAGCGCCCGCAACCGCGCTACCTGAATCCGTCCTACTGCCCTACCAGCAAGCCTGGATCGAAGACGAATCCGACCTAAAACTAGGCGAGAAGAGTCGCCGTACCGGCTTGACCTGGGCTGAAGCGGCGGACGCCGTGCTAACGGCCAGTCGGTCCAAGGTCGCCGGTGGCACCAATCACTTCTACGTGGGCTCTAACAAGGACATGGCCATCGAGTTTATCGATGCCTGTGCCATGTGGGCCAAGGCGTTCAACCGCGCCGCCTCGCACATCCAGGAAGAACTTTACGAAGATGAGGATAAAAACATCCTCACCTTTACTATCCACTTTTCCAGCGGCTTCAAGATCCAAGCGCTCAGCTCACGCCCCAGCAACATGCGGGGCCGCCAGGGCAACGTCACCATTGACGAAGCCGCCCACCACGATCAGTTGGCAGAGGTACTCAAAGCTGCGCTCGCCCTCACCATGTGGGGCTCAAAGGTGCGTCTGATCAGCACGCACAACGGCGTCGAGAACCTGTTCAATGAGCTGATTCAGGACAGTCGCGCCGGTAAGAAGCGCTATAGCATTCACCGCATCACCCTGGATGACGCTTGCGAGCAAGGGCTGTACCAGCGTATTTGCCAAGTGCGTGGCAAGCCCTGGAGCCTGGAAGCCGAAGAGCAGTGGAAAGCTAACCTGCTGGCCGATACGGCCACACGGGAAGACGCGCTGGAAGAGTACTACTGCGTACCCAAAGCGGGCGGCGGAGCTTACCTTTCTCGCGCAATGATCGAAGCGCGCATGGTTGAGGCCCCCGTGGTTCGCTTTGAAGGCAGTGCCGAGTTCAACGCGGTACCGGAGCACTACCGCGCCCTAGAGATCAACGCCTGGTGCATTGAACACCTGCTACCACTACTGGAAAAACTCGACCCTAAGTTGGCTCATTGCTTTGGTGAAGACTTTGGCCGCAGCGGGGATTTAACCGTGATTGCCCCGATGGCCATCACCCAGCAGTTGTTGCGCCAGGTGCCGTTCCTGGTCGAACTACGCAACGTCCCGTACAAGCAGCAAGAGCAAGTGTTGTTCTTTATTGCTGATCGCCTGCCACGGCTGCAAGGCGGTGCGTTGGATGGGCGTGGCAACGGTAACTACTTGGCCGAGCAAGCAGCGGAGCGCTACGGCAGCATCGTCGACGTCGTGATGCTTTCCCAGAGCTGGTACCTGAACAACATGCCCCCGTTCAAAGCCGCGTTTGAAGATGAGCTGATCAGCCTTCCCCGCGACAGCAACGTGGTCGATGACCTTCGCGCCCTTCAAGTTATCAAGGGCGTGCCCAAGCTGCCCGATGCCAAAACCGGCGATAGCAAAGACCGTCACGGCGACGCCGCTATTGCCTTGGTATTGGCGTACTACGCCAGCCTGATGGACGTGACCCCCATCGACTTCACCCCCGCGCCCCTGCCTGGTGTTTCCCGCCAGGATGACGACAGCGACGACATTGAACACACCGGATTCGGTATAGGAGGCGGCGCATGGTAAGCCCCAAAGCACTCATCAAAAAACTGTTTGGGAATGAAAGCAGTCAGGCGCTGGAAGAGGAACAGACCCAGGATGCCCGCGTTGGACAGCTCAAGCGCGAATTTGCCGAGCACCCCACCAAGGGGCTAAACCCGCACAAGCTCTACCAGATACTGGAAAGCGCCGAGCAAGGCGACCTGAAAGCGCAGTCTGAACTCTTCGACGACATGGAGGAGAAAGACCCGCAGATAGGAGCCGACCTCGGTAAGCGCCGCCAGTTAAGTGCAGAGCGTGAATGGCAGATCGTCCCGCCGGACGGCGCGGATGCACGCGAGAAGAAAGCCGCCGAGCAAGCGGCGGAAGTGTTCAGCGGTATCGAGGTGGAAGACCTCATCCTGGACCTAGGCACCGGCATCGGCCACGGCTGGGCGAACCTGGAGCTTGCCTGGGGTCGCGATGGCGCGATGCGCTACATCGAGCAGCCTACGCTGCGCCCGCATTCATGGTTCCGCCTGCACCCGGATGACCAGAACTGCATTACCCTGCGGGACATGAGCGCCACCGGGGCCGAGCTATGGCCACTGGGCTGGATTCAGCACCGTCACCGCGCCAAGGCGGGATATGTGGCGCGCATGGGCTTACACCGCATGCTGGCCTGGCCGTACCTGTTTCAAAACTACGCCCTGGGCGACCTGGCGCAACTGCTCGAAATCTACGGCATGCCCGCCCGCATCGGTAAGTACCCGAAGAACGCCACCGATAAAGAGAAAGCCACACTGCTGCGGGCCGTCGTTAGTTTGGGTCAAAACGCGGCGGGCATCATCCCAGACGGTATGTCGCTCGATTTCCTGGAGGCCGCTAGCGGCCGCGCCGATGTGTACAAAGCCATGATGGACTGGTGCGAGCGCGCCAAAGCCAAGGCGATCCTGGGCGGTACGCTTACCAGCGGCACCGGCGAAGGTACCAACACCAACGCCCTGGGCAACGTGCATGAGCGCGGGCAAATGAGCCTGATTCGCTCCGATGCCCGCCAGTACGCAGGCAGCATCGGCAAGAATATCCTATGGCCCATGGCGGCGCTGAACTTCGGTATCGAGAAGCCCAGCCGCGCTCCGCGCTTCTACCTCGACACCGGCGAGACCGAAGACCTGGAACGCCTCTCCAAGAGCCTGCCGACCATCGTCGATATGGGCGCGCGCATTCCAATGTGGTGGTTCCACGAGAAATCCGGCATACCGAAAGCGGCCGAGGGTGAAGAGGTGTTAATGCCAAAGGCATCGCCAAGCCCCTTTGGTGCGCTGCGTTTGGCACAGCCTCAAGCTAACAGGATTGCGGCCCTTCGCCTGGGCGATAGCAATGAGCCAGACGCCGCTGATCTCCAACTGGAGCGCCTACAGCGAGAAGGCGACGCCGCACTCGAACCCTGGGTAGAGCGTATCCGCGCGTTAGTCGATGAAGTCGAAAGCCTGGAAGAACTGCGCGACCGCCTGCTCGAGTTGGCCCCCGACCTGCCGGTTGAAGACTTCGCCGAAGTGATGACCGAAGCGCTGGCCGCTGCCCAAGTCGCAGGGCGCTACGACATTATCGAGGGGGTCTAATGCCCGCTGCTGAGTTTGGCTCGCTGCCGTTTGCCGAACAGATCGAGGCCATGCGCGAAAAGGTGGCCATCCCCACCAACACCTGGTCGGATGTGTACGGCGCAGAGAATGACCAGGCGTTCATGGTCGCCGGTGCCAGCCGCCAGGCCATCGTTGAGGACTTTCAGCGCTCCATTCAAACGATGATTGAGGAAGGCAAGACGCTGGCCGACTTCCGTAAGGACTTCGACCAGATCGTCGAGCGCCACGGCTGGGCCTACAAGGGCAGCCGTAGTTGGCGCACCCGCGTCATCTACGACACCAACCTGCGCCAGAGCTACGCCGCCGGGCGTGAACGCCAGATGGAAGACCCGGAGCTGCGCCGTCTTCGCCCCTTTGGGCTGTACCGCCATGGCGGCAGCGAGAACCCGCGCTCCGCCCACCTGGCCAATGATGGCCGCGTGGTACCGCTGGATGATCCCTGGTGGGATCGCTGGACACCACAGAATGGCTACGGCTGCAGCTGCAAAAAGTACATGATCAGCCGCCGCCAGGCTGAGCGCGAGGGCTATACGGTCTCGGAGCAAGGCCCCGAGATCGAGTACGTCGAGCGCACCATCGGCGAGAACGGCCCCAACCCGCGTACCGTACGCGTACCCAAAGGCATCGACCCCGGCTTTGATCACCGCCCCGGAAGCGGGCGCGCAAGGGGTATTACCCCACACCCCAATCAACCCGGCGCACGTTCCGGTACAACAATGCCTAACCGCCAGGCGCAAGACGCCATGCCCGACTACCCCGAGGAGGCAGAGGAACTGCTGGAAGCCAACCAGCCAGAAGAGCGCTACGTGGATGCGTTCCTGGCACGCTTTGGCACACAGCGCGGCGGCGAAGTGAGGCGCTTTACAGATGCAACCGGAGAGTCGCTACCCATCAGTGAGGATCTGTTCCGCGACGGTCGCGGCGGCTGGTCACTGCCGAGGGATGGCCAGCACCTGGGCGCGTTGGCCCGCACCCTGCGCGAGCCGGACGAAATCTGGACGGCCCTGGAAACCATCGAAGGCGAACGCCCGCGCCTGCGGCGTCGTTACCTGGCGCGCTTCGCGCTCGAGGGAGGCGAGGAAGGTCTGTTCATGGTCGACTGGGGCCGCGACGGCTGGTCCGGCCAACGCCTGGAAAGCGCCAGTGAGCTGGAAGCCTGGCGTCGTGGCGTTCGTCTATATCGTCGTGGTGATCAGGAGCCAGAATAATGGCAGGTATCAAACTCGACTTCCGCATTGACGATGACAAGGTCATGCGCGCCCTCGGCGAACTCAACAAACGCGGCCTTGACGCCCAGCCCGCCATGGCTGCCATTGGCGAAGATCTGGACCGAGCTACCCGAGAACGCTTTGATGAGCAGGTCTCGCCCAGCGGTGACCCGTGGGAGCCACTTTCCGACGCGTACCGTAAGCGCAAGCCTCAACGCCAGGATGAGATCCTGGTACTCAACGGCTACCTGCGCGACACCAATCGCTATGACGCCGGGCCGGACTATCTCGAATACGGCACCGACCGCATCTACGGTGCCAGCATGCATTTCGGTGATGAGGAACGCGGCATACCCGAGCGCAACTGGCTAGGCTTCTCAAGCGACGATGAAGAGAACGCGATAGAGACCCTGCTGGACTACCTGGGCGAGCCACTGGGCGAATAATCAACGCGGCCCTGTGAGCGCCGCTAAGCCCTTACCCGCTACGTTGCCCGACTTTTCCCCGCAAGGCGCGTTAGACCCGCGTTAGATTTTGATTAAGCGAGCTTAACGGCAGGGATTTGGGGCGCTATAGTGACCTCCTGCTAAAAAATAATGGGCCAGGGACGCAGGGGGCGGAGTGACAAACCAAAATGAAATCGTTATTCGATCAGAGCAAGATGCTTATGATGCGCTTGAATTAGCAAGCCAAGGCGGACTACCAGACCATGTAAGCGTCCATTTCGACGGATGGCCAAATCTGGAAATTATCGTCAAGGGAGAGGGTTACCAAGGAACAATAACTCCAAGCATTATGAAGGGGTTTATTGAATTCCAAACGGCCATTTACCGGACCTACGCGTTGGCCAATTACAATACTGTCAACGTCAACAAGCTGACCAGAGAGGAACGCGAAGCTCTCGAACTCTATATCAGCGTTGATGAAGGCAGTTCACGCTTCAATGTCGATGTTCAAGCACTATTGGAAAATTTCGTTGCACGAGTGGGTGACAAAGTGACACCTCAAAGCTTGGTCAAAATCGCTCTGATAGTTTCTGTGGCTTACTTCGGGAACAGTTTCACCAAAAACTACTTCGAAGATCGTAGACAAACACGAATTGCCGAGCTTCAGTCCGAAGAGCGCATCGCTGAGCTTGAGAGTCGACAATACGCCGATGAGCTTGATGTAAGGCGTATGGAGATCCTGGCGGAGGCGACACGTGACGAACCCAGAGCGTCAAATATTCGAGAATATGCTGATGATGCACAGCGAAGTCTTGTTAAGTCTGTGCGCCATGTTGATGAATCCTCAATAGGCGGTCTCACAATAGAAGGTGAGACGGCACAGGAGCTGACCAAAAACGCTCGACGTGAAGCAAAAGAAATCAGGCTTGATGGCCTGTACCGTGTTCGTGTTGTCGACGCGTCTCAAATTGATGTATTCAGAATCCGTATCAGCAATGAAGCCAACGGTGATGAGTTCATTGCCACCGTGCAAGATGAAACGCTGGATAATCGTCATAGAGAAGCCATCCGTGAAGCGGAGTGGGCCAAGCAACCGGTCAGGCTCTCCATTAACGCACGCGTGTTAGGTGATGAGATTCGCAGAGCTACAGTCATCAGTGCTGAACCTGTTGATCCAAACCAGCTTCCTGCACGTAACGAATAACGCTACTCAGCACCCAAAAACTCCTAAAGCGCTTTAAATCCACGCCCCGCCCTAAGCCCCCGATCATGGGGGCATGACAACACGAAGCCCTCACACTCAGACCAAAGTCGCCGTTTGCGCCTTACGCGTGCAAACCTCCGGCGACAAAACGCGCCTGATGCCTGCTGGCAACTTCCACGCACCGCGTGGGGCTGCTGAGGGCACTGGCCCCTGGTACTTATCTGCCGAGCAAGCCCAGGCGATTATCCGCCTGGCAGCTGCGCGCAGTACCGATATCGTCATCGACTACGAACACCAAACCCTTTACGCCGAAAAGAACGGCCAGGGCGCGCCCGCTGCTGGCTGGGTCGACCCGCGCTCGCTTGAATGGCGGGACGATGGCTTATACGGCGCGGTTTCTTGGACGGCTCGTGCCAGCGCTGCCATTGCTGAAGGCCCGAATGGTGAGCCACCCGAATACCGCTACCTCTCCCCTGTTTTCCCGTACGACGCCAACGGTGTGCCGCTCGACCTGTTGCACCTGGCGTTAACCAACACCCCCGCCATCGACGAAGGTGCCGCGCAGCTTGCCGCTGCGCGCATGTCGGTAACGCACGAACCCTCCGAGGAGACTGACACCGTGGACCGTGAACAACTGATTGCCGCACTCGGCCTGGCGAAGGACGCCACCGACGAACAGATCGACAGCGCCATCGCCGCGCTGAAATCCGCCGCCGACGATGCCACCGCATTCCGCAAGGCTCTGGGTGCCAAAGACGACGCAAAACCGGATGAGGCAGTGGCCGCACTCAAGGCAAAAAGCGGTACTGCCCCGCCGGACATGACCCAGTACGTGCCCATTGCGGTGTTCAAAGAGACCACCGACCAGCTGGCCGCACTGAAAGCCAACAGCAACTCCGCCGAGCTGGACGCGCTGATCAAGGAAGGCCTCGACGACGGGCGAATTCCCGGCAAAGCCACCGCCGATTGGCTGCGCGAGCAAGGCATTGCCGCGTGCAAAGCCCACCTTGAAGGCGCGCCCAGCATCGCCGCGCTAAAAACCGGCCAGACCCAAACCCAGGGCAAGCAGCCCGACGGTGGCAAGGGCGGCGATGACGACAAGCTCGACGAATCAGAGCTGGCCGTCTGCAAAGCCATGGGCCTGACGCCTGAACAGTACCGCGCCGCCAATCCCGCGCCCGCTGAATAAGCAGGCTCAGCACTAACCCAATAGGCAAGAGGATCACCCCGTGACCGCTGCAACCAAGAACCGAAACACACCGCATCGCCTGGGCTTGTCACGCGGACTGTTAGTCGCCGCTGCTGCCGAGTGCTTTGCGGGCACCATCGCCGTCATCAATGCCACTGGTTTTACAGAGCCAGGTAAGACGGCCACCGGCCTTGTTGCTGCTGGTGTTTTTGAACACTACCAGGACAACACCGACGGTGCGGATGGTGACGAAGTCGTGGAAGTGAAACGCGGCAACTTCCACCTGGCCAACTCCGCCGGTGCCGATGAAATCACCGCCGCTGATATCGGCAAGGTCTGCTACATCGTCGATGACCAGACGGTCGCCAAAACCTCCGACACCGATACCCGCTCCCCCGCTGGCATTGTCGACGACGTCGACGATGCGGGCGTGTGGGTCAACATCGACCCGACTAACGGCGTTGCCGCTAGCGTGTAATTGAGGACACTCGCATGGATCTGACAAGCGCAAATTTACAAGCCCTGTTCAAGGGTTACCGCACGAACTTCCAACAAGGCCAGAGCTCGCTGGGGCCAGAAGCGTCGCTGTACGAAACCTTCTGTACCGTGGTGCCTTCCACCACTGCTGTTGAAGTCTACCCGTGGCTCAAGAGCCTACCCCGTATGCGCGAATGGTTGGGCGACCGCGTTATTCACGGGCTAGAGGGTAGCGACTTCTCGATTCGTAACCGCAAGTTCGAGCTAACTGCTGGCGTACCCCGAGACAATATCGAAGATGACACCTACGGCCTGTGGGCTCCCGTCTTCGAGGAGTTCGGGCGCAGTTCGCGCGAGCACCCCAATGAGTTGGCAGTCGAGATGATCGAAGCCAATCCTGAGTGTTTTGACGGACAGCCGTTGTTTGATACCGACCACCCCATGCTGGATAAGGATGGCAAGGAAGTGTCTGTAAGCAACGACATGGGTGGCAGCGGTGATGCTTGGTACGTGATGGACTGCTCAAGGGCAATCCAGCCGGTAGTGTTTCAACGCCGCCGAGATTACAACTTTCGCGCCCTCACCGACCTCATGGACTCCAAGATATTCATGACCGATGAGTTCATGTTCGGTACCGATGCGCGAGTCAATGCAGGTCCTGGCCTTTGGATGCTCGCGGTTCGCTCCAACCAGGAATTCAATGCCGCCAACTACAAGGCAGCCCGTGAGCAGTTGCAGAAGTTCAAGGGCGATTACGGCAAACCTTTAGGGCTACGCCATACGCACACCATGGTGCCCACCAGCATGGAAGGCGCGGCCCGCAAGGTGCTGCAAAACACCTTGGCCAGCGGCGGTGAGACCAACGAATGGGCCAATACCTCGACGCTTGTTCTCAACCCCTGGTTAGCCAGCGCCTAACGGCCGTTAACCGGTGATGACTCGCAGTGCCTGCCCCGGCGGGCACTGCGCAACGGAGATCCCCATGGCAACACGTAAAACCACCGCGACAAAGGCAAAGCAGGCCACCCAGGCGAAACCGACCGAGGCGAAAGCCGAGCCGGTAGCGGAAACGACAGCCGAAGCCAGCGCGCCGGAGACCAACCAGGAAGCCTCTGCAACGAGCACTGATGCGGCGTCTCAGCAACCCACGCCGGAAGCGAACGCGGCAGCAGTCCAGCCGGTGCCTGAAACACAAACACTGGCGGATTCCGGAGCGGCCAGCGCTGACCAGGAAGCCCAGGCGAACGCAGACGCGGCAACGGCAGCACCTCAGCCTACCGAGATCCAGGGCGATACCGTCACGGGCGACGGCCCTGGCAACGCGCTGCCGCCGGTTCAGGAACTGCCTGGCGTATTCGTGCGCACCAAGCGCCGCGTCAAAAGCCGCCGTCGGGCGGGCTTTCGCTTCAACCGCGAGGGTGTCGGCATTGCGCTGGAGCTGCTGAGTGAAGAGCAGCTGGAGCAGCTGCGCGAAGACCCGGCCCTGGAAGTGACCGACTGCACCTTCCCGGTTGATGACGCCACCACCTCGGAGGCCTAACCCATGCCCTACTGCACTCAGGCGGACCTCATCGAGCGCTTTGGCGAGAACGAGCTGCTTGACCTCGCTTCCGACGATACCGGCCTGGCCATTGATACCCCTGTGTTGGATGGCGCTATTGCCGACGCCAGCGGCGAGATCGACGGCTACGTGAGTGCAGCGGGCTACACCGTGCCGCTTTCCAATGTGCCGCGCATCATCACCGCCTACGCCTGTGATATCGCCCGTTACCGGCTATCCGATGACCGCGCCACCGAGCAGGTCACCAAGCGATACAACGACGCGGTGAAGTTCCTACGCAGCGTCGCAAAGGGCGAAGTGCGGCTTGGTATCGCCTCATCGGAAAGCGCAGCGGGAAGCGCCGGTAACGTGATGATGGAAACCGGCCGCCGCGTGTTTGGCGGGGGTGGCTTCTAATGCTGGCCAAGATTGAAGACGCCATTATCGAGCGCTGCAAACGTGTGCTCGACGATCACGTCAAGACGGTGGAAGACCTGCCGGGCAAGTGGAATAAGAACACCCTCAAGGCCGCGCTGCGCAAAGTGCCTGGCGTGTTTGTCGCCTGGGGCGGTGCGCGGGGCGACGGCGACCTCGTCCAGCCCACCACACAGAACCGCTACGTGGTGTACGTGGTGACTAGCCACGCCAGCGGGGAGCGCGAACGCCGCCGTGGCAACGCTCGCCAAGTGGGTGCCTACGAGCTGCTCGAATGCGTGGTGCCCGCCGTGCATGCGCTCACTGTGCCTGATGTGGGCAGCCTGACGCTTGAGAGCATCGACAACCTCTACGCCGATCACTTCGACAAGGAAGGCGTGGTGGTTTACGCCGCCGCATTCCGGCTGAAGGTGCTATGGCCAGCAGCGTTTGACGTTAACGACCTCAACCCTTTCGAGCTTTACACCGGCACTCACCACATCGGCGGCGAAGACGATCCCGACACCGAAAGCCGCGTCGAGCTACCCCAACCCGAGGAGGACTAACCGTGCCATCCATTTACGTTAAACCGCGCCTGCGCGATGCCAAGAAGCCCGACCAGGGCGTGCTGCTGGTGCGCCGCGAAAGCGACGGTAAGCCGATCCCCGCTGAGGGCGCGCACGTTGAGCTAACGCCGTACATCCGCCGCCGTCTGCGCGATGGCGACCTGAAGAAAGCCTCGGCCCCGGCAAAGCCCAGCCGTGCCAAAGCCACCGCAAAACCCACCGCTAAAACCGCCGATGCTGGCGAGCAGGAGTCGTAACCCATGGCTGATATCACCGCCGGTGTCTTCAACGACATCCCCTCAGCGCTGCGCATTCCGGGCGTGTTTATCGAGTTTGACGCGCGCCTGGCCAACTCGGGCGTGTGGCAAACCCGCCTGCTGGTCATGGGCCAGCGCTTCAACTCAGGCGAGAAAGACGCCCTGAGCCTTGACCGCGTGACCAGTGGCGAGCAGGCCGACCGCTACTACGGGCGTGGCTCGATGATCGCCGAGATGCTGCGCGCCGCTTTAGAGATCGACCCCTACATGGAAACCTACGGCCTCGCCCTTGACGACGCGGCAGCAGGCACCAAAGCCAATGGCTCCATCAGCGTCGCCGGTACCGCCCTGCGCGGCGGCACCGTGGCGCTGTACATCGGCGGCTACCGTGTACGCGCCGGTGTTGAAGCCAGCGATAGCGCCGAGACGATTGCCGAGGCCCTGGTCGAAGCCATCAACGACGAAGGCCGAGTGCCCGTAACGGCCACTATCGACGGCACCGATGCCACCAAGATCAACTTGGACTGCAAATGGGCAGGCGAAACCGGCAACGATATTCACCTGGTGTTTAACGCCAAAGGTGAGCGCGGCCTCGACGGCGTGACGTTCGAGATCAGCCAGCTCAACGGTGGCGACGGCAACCCGGACATTGGCGATGCCATCGCGGCCATGGGTGATGAGTGGTACCACTACATCGCCTGCCCTTATACCGACACCGCCAACCTGGATGAGCTGAATACCGAGCTTACTCGTCGTTTCGGCCCGATGGTGCAGATGGGCAGCCGCGCATTCGGTGCTTACCGGGGAACGCTCTCTGAGACCGGCGACTTCGGCAGCGCTTTAAATGGCGAGCATTTGTCAGTGATGGGCACAGGCAAATCGGTTAGCCCTACCTACCTCTGGGCAGTCACCTACGCGATGGTCGCCGCCGGTTCGCTAACCAATGACCCGGCCCGCCCGCTGCAATACCTGGCGCTGCCCGGCCTCATCGGCCCACGCAAGGAAGACCAGTGGACCAAGGCCGAGCGCAACCTGCTGCTGTTTGATGGCATTGCGACGTTTACCGTCGCCGACGACGGCACGGTGCAGATCAACCGCGAGATCACTACTTACCAGGTTAACGAAGCCGGTATCGAGTCGGACGCCTACCTGGACATCCAGACGCCGGAAACCCTGGAGCGCATCCGTTACGAACAGATCTCGCGGATTCTCTCAAAGTACCCGCGCCACAAATTGGCCACCGACGCCGACGCCGCACTCTACGGCGCTGGCCAGCCGATCATGACGCCCAACGTCTGCAAGGCTGAGCTGCTCGACCTCTATCTAGACTTTATTGAGAAGGGTTGGGTGCAGGATTACGAGGGTTACGCCGAGAGCCTGAGCGCCAACATCGACCCCGACAACCCGGCGCGCCTCAACGTGATCGACTCGCCGAAGCTGGTCGGACAGTACCGCATCCACGCGATGCAGACCCAATTCCGCCGCTAATGGCGCGTTATTAACCGCCATTTAAGGAGTGCATACACCATGAAACTGACAGGCAAAGCCACTGTGAAAGTCGACGGCTCGGAGATGCTCACCGACGTCGACTCAACGCTGAACCTCGGTGGGTCAAGTCGGGAGTTCATCAACGGCCCGCGCGGGCCGCAGGGCTACCGCGAAACGCCCGAGGCTCCCTCGCTGACGTCCACAGTGCGCCACACCGCCGATACCGACTTGATCGCCCTGGGTCGTATCACCAATGCCACGGTGATCTTCACCACCGACACCAACGACGCCTACATGCTGCGCCGTGCCGCAGTGACTGACACCGTCGAGTTAACCGGCGGCAACATCCGCCTTAACTGGGGCGGCATGGGCGTGGAGAGACTCTAATGGCAGGCACAAAAATAAGCGTTCCCCTGATCCACGGCCTCAAGATTGGCGAGGCCGTTTGTAAAGACGCGGTGCTGCGCGAAGCATCCGCTGGCGACGTACTCGAAGCACAGGAAGCCGCCGAGAAGTTGATGATGGTACCCAACGCTGAGGGTGGCTTCGAACCGATGCTGGTGGTTAGCCCATCCCGCGTCGGCGTTGAAGTACTGCGCCGCCAGATCGTCAGCATCGGCGACGTTTCCGGCCCGTTGGATCTCAAGCTGATGCACCGGCTCGACCCTGAAGACCTCAACCTGCTGCTGGCCAAGAGCGAGCAGCTCGACGGTGCCGCTGTGGCCCAGACACAGGAGGGTGCGACGCAGCGGGGGCGAGGCGATAGCGATCGCCCAGCATCTGACCAAGCTGATGTGGGTGATCGCGACACGAACGGGATGGAGTGAGGCCGATCAGCGCGGCATGACGCTGCGCCGGCTACTCGGCTATATGAACCAGGCCAGGAGTTGAAATGAGCGAATTACGCGCTTCGGTGGTGATGGATCTGCGCGGCAACCTTGAGCGGCAGTCACGCCGCTACGAGGGGGCCATGCGCCAGATGGCCAACAACGGTCAACGCCACATGACACGCTTGCAGCGCGTAACCGGCGCTGTCGGACGCCAGCTCGACCGCGTTGGCAACCGCTGGGTGGCGCTGGCAACCGGCGCGGCAGGCTTTGGCGCGGTGCGCAACTTGGTCAACCTGGAGGAGCGCTTCACCCGCCTGGGTATCCAGTCCCAAAAAAGCGCGGAGGAAATGGAAGAGCTTCGCCGCCAGATCTTCGAGACCGCCCGCGAGCCGGATATTCGCGTTGACCCCTCACAAATCACCGGTGCCATCGAAGCCATCGTAGAGAAAACCGGCGACCTGGAATTCGCCAGAGATAACATCCGTAACATCGCGGCCGCTATCTCTGCCACTGGTGCTGAGGGGACCAACATCGGCCAGATTATGGCCGAGTTCCAAAAAATGGATATCCGTGCGCCTGAGCAGGTGTTGGGTGTGATTGACACGCTCAATCAGCAAGGTAAGCAAGGTGCCTTCACACTGCAAAACCTCGCATCGTTGGGTCCGCGTGTTGTGACCGCCTATACCGCATTAGGAAGAACTGGCCCCGAAGCAATTCGAGAGATGGGCGCGGCGCTTCAGGTCATCATGCAGGGCGCTGGAGATCCGCAAAGTGCGGCTAGCTCCTTTGAGGCACTACTTCGTACTTTCCAGAACGCGGAAAAGGCGTCTGAGATCACAAGGTTGAGTGGTGTCCAGATATTTGACCCAGAGTCGCTCAAGGAAGGCCGTGAGGTATTGCGGCCCATTAATGAGCTAATGGTAGAGCTTGTTGAAGCTTCGGAGGGAAAGGCATCAAGGATGTCGGAGGCGTTTCCTGATAGTGAAGCCCTTAAAGCTTTCAATGCAATCATGTCTGAGTACAACCTAACAGGCTCCGTCGATTCGATTGAGCGATTTTTACAGGTCCAAGGCGACGGCACTACCACCATGGGCGACTCAGCCCGTGCCGCCGACACCGCTGCGGGGTCAATGCGTAACTTGTCCAGCGCCTGGCAAGACTTCGCGGACACCAACCTGAGTGAGTACATCCAGGACGCTGCCGATGCGCTGAACAGCCTGGACCAGGAGACCGTCGACCGCTGGCTCAAGATTGCCGGTATCACCGCAGGTGGCGTGGCAGGCCTTTATGCGCTGCGCTCGCTGGGCCGTTTGGGCGTAGACCTGGGCCGTGGAGCCGGTTCGCTTATGGGCCGTTCCACCACTGGCGGCGTCGCCGGTGGGCTAGGCGCCGCCAGCAGCATGGCCCCGGTGCCCGTATTCGTGACCAACATGGGTGCCCTGGGCGGCGGTGGTTCGCCAGGCCGAACGGGCGGTACCCGCAAAGGCGGGGGCTACACCCCGCCGACTACGCGCACAGGTGGCACAACCTCAGCACCAACCACATCCCAAAAGCCCAGGCTCTCCAGCCAGGCGCTTAGCGCCGCCTCAAGAGTTGGTAACAGCTCCACCGTCGCGGTTGGTCGCGCGCTTCCGGCCATCAGCACCGTGCTGGCGGCTCAGGGGATTGGCGGGCTGATCGAGGACGCTGTCGAGCGCACCGAAACCGGCGGCAAGATCGGCAACTACGTAGAGCTGGCCAGGGAGTCGGCCAAGCAAGCCGTCATGGAGTACGGGCGTAACTCAGTGGACACCTTCCGCGATGCGGGCGAAAGCGTGCTGCGCATCTTCGTTGACCAGGACGGCCGAGTTAAAGACGCCCGCGCTGAGCGAGGTCAGGGCGGGCCGGAGATCGATGTGGATCTGGGTAACTGGAGGACGTGGCAGTGAGATTAGCTTTTATCAAAACCCACGTAGGTTTCTTTCATATGCTCTGGTTGCTTCCCGCAAAACTCAGCTCCTTGTGCTTTTTGCACAACCCATCCGTCGGTCCAGATGTAATAGTCCAGGGTATGGCCGCTGGCAGTTCGACCATCGTTATCCACGACGAACTGGAGATGAACCTCCCAAGTCCAGCCATATCTATCCTCGCGGTAGTGCATCGAGTCGATAAGCCTAACTTCAGGCTCGGTTATTCGGCTTTTAAAGACGCCATCAACATGAGGACAGGAGTCGATAAAGTTCTTCAGTGCATTCTTGGCACCTTGGCGCTGTTCCTCGGTTGCATCGCTCGCATACTGCATATCAATCACAAAATTGTCGCTGTCATTCCCTTCACTGAGGGAATCACCGACCACGCCACCCGCAAACTGCAAGCCAACAGCGGCTGCAAAACCGGCACCAATCAACATCGATTTATTCATTCTTCTTCCTCCCTGCGTCAACGGAGTGTAGCCCAATGAGCTGGCGTGATCGAATCGGCGACGGCACGGCCATGTTTCGCGGCGTCACCCTGTACCTTGAGCGCGGCTCGATCAGCCCCGGCCGCCGGGTGCAGGTGCATGAATACCCGCTGCGCGATGAGCCCTACGTCGAAGACCTCGGCCGCAAGACGCGTGAGTGGCAGGTCACCGGCTATTTGCTGGGCGAAGAATATGACATCCAGCGCAACCAGCTAGCCGAAGCCCTGGAGCTACCCGGCGCGTTCGAGATGCGCCACAGCTACTACGGCACCCATCGCGTGGTGATCACCGGCGACCCGCGCATCACGGAAAGCACCCGCGAAGGCGGCATGGCGCGTGTGAGCCTAACCGTTGTACGCGCCGACGACGCCCCGCGCTACCCGCTGGCCGTGGCGGATACCCAGCAAGTAGTTGGCACAGCGGCCGAGTCATCACGCCTGGCGATTCTGGATGAATTCGTCGCCGCTTTCGAGATCGTCGAGCTGGCCGCCGACCGCGTCGCGGCCGTGGAAGCCACCATCCTGGGCGCGATCAGTGAGATCGAAGGCGTCATCGGTGGTATCACCGGCACGATCAGTCGATTGATCCGCACCCCCACCGAGCTGGGCGCGGCGATCCTTTCCAGCATTGGCCAGATCAAGAACATGTTCGGCGAGCCGGGGCGAGCCCTGGGCGTTTATAGCGCGATGTTTGGCACTGATAACGGCGAGGTGGCCAGCGTGCCGCCGAGCGCACCGCTACCCCAAGCCACCCAGATCCGCGCCCAGAATGCCGCCGTCGCCCTGGTGCGCCGCGCGGCAGCGGTCGAGCTGGCCGAGGCCAGTGCCGAGTGGAGCTACCCCACGCGCGACGCCGCCAGCGAAACGCTCGACGCGGTGCATCGGGGCATAACCGAGCAGATCAGCGGCAGCGTGCCGCCGCTGCCGCAAACCACCCAACGCCTGGTGTCGCTTCGCGCCGCCGCCGTGCAGGATCTGCGCCGTCGCGGTACGGCATTGCCTTCGCTACGGCACTACACACCTGGGGCGCGCCTGCCTGCCTTGGTGCTGGCTCATCGCCTCTACGGCGACGCCAAACGCGACGGTGACATCATCAGCCGCAACCGCGTGCGCCACCCTGGTGATGTCCCGGCTGAACGCCTGGAGGTGCTGAGTGAGTGAACTCGCGCTGATCGTCGACGGCACCCGCCACCTCGGCTGGAAGGAAATCCAGATTCGCCGCTCATTGGATGAGATGGCAGATAGCTTCGAGCTGGTGCTCTCCGAGAAGTGGGCCAAGAGCGACGGCTCAACGGTAGCGCCGCGCCGCCTGCGCACCGGTTCGCCCGTCGTCGTAGAGATCGACGGCGAGCCGGTGATCACTGGCTTTATTAATGACGTGCTGCCCAGCTACGACGCCAAATCGCACGTCCTGGTCGTCTCTGGCCGCTCTAAAACCGCCGACCTGGTCGATTCATCCAGCACCGCCCAGCCCTGGGAAACCGGCCAAACCGTGCTCCAGGTGGCTCAGCGCGTGGCCAAGCCGTTTGATATTGAAGTGATAGCCGAAGTCGACGTCGGCGCACCGCTGCGGGCACTTGAAGTCGAGCCGGGTCAAACCTTCGGCGAGGCACTGGGCCAGATCGCCAGCTACCGCGCCTTACTATTAGTGGCTGACGAACAAGGCCGCCTGGTCCTGACCCGCCCGCCGCGCGCCACGCTTAAGACCGAACTGGCCCTGGGCGAGAACATCCGTGTGGCCCGTGGCCGATTTTCTGACCGTGACCGCTTCGGCGAGGTGATCGTCCAGGGCCAAGGCGCGACCGATGACACCTGGTTTGGTGCCCAGGCTAGCGGGGCTTCTGGCCGCGCGAAAGATGAAGGCATCAAGCGCTACCGCCCGACCCTGGTGCTCTGCGATACCAGTACCGACTCAGCCAGTTGCCGCCAACGCGCCGAATGGGAAGTGCGCCGCCGTTGGGGCCAGTCGCGCGGCATCACTTACACAGTGGCGGGCTGGCGTCATCAAGATGGCCTATGGCGACCCGGTGACCTTGTGCCGATCCGCGACCCCTGGATGTTCGACGAACCCGTCGAGTGGCTGATCACCGAAGTGCAGCTGCTGCTCGATGAGCGCGGCGAGCGTGCAGAGATCCGCGTCGCCCCGCTGAGTAGCTACGACATTGAAGCCGCACCAGAGCCGGAACGGGAGAGCGACGTATGGTAGGCCGCGAGACAACCAAGCTGCTCGGTCCGGTGTGGCGTCGATTGCGCCTTTTGATCAGCCGCGCCGTGGTCACCCGCACCGACAGTGCCAAAGGGCTGCAAATTCTCCAGCTCGACCTGCTGCGCGATGAAACCCGCGAAGTGGAACACATGGAGCCCTATGGCTTCACCGCTCGCCCGCTGCAAGGGGCCGAAGCCGTTGCTGCTGCTGTGGGCGGTGCCCGTGGCCACCTGGTCGCACTAGTGGCCACCGACCGTCGCTACCGCAAGCGGAACCTAGCCAAGGGTGAAGTAGCGCTCTACACGGATGAAGGCGATGAACTGGTGTTTAACCGGGGCCGCATCGTGCGTTTAAACGCCGGTTCAGCGGTCGAGGTCACCGCTCCCCTGGTGACGATCACCGCTAGCACCTCGATCACCCTGGATACGCCCGATGTGTTTGCCACCGGCAACATCAAAGCAAACGGCCAGGTCAGCGATGGCACCGGCAGCATGCAGGGTATGCGCGATACCTATAACGGCCACGATCACGATGAAAACGACAGCGGTGGCCCGACCGAAGCGCCCAACCAGGAGATGAGCTAATGGATATCACCCTGGATTGGCTGGACCAGGCGCTGGACGTCGCACTCATCGACGGCGACCTGGCCACCGACGACGGCCTGCGTACCGCCGTGGCGCTCTCGCTGCTCTGCGACCGGCGCGCCGAGCCAGACGACATCATTCCCGACGGCACCGACAACCGCCGTGGCTGGTGGGCCGATGCCATCGCCGATGAAGACGGCGACCGTTGGGGTAGTCGACTTTGGCTGCTAGGCCGCGAAAAAGAACTGCCGGAAGTGCGCCGCCGTGCCGAGGCCTACGCCCGCGAGGCACTCGACTGGCTGCTGGAGGATGGCGTGGCAACCGAGATCGACGTCACCGCCGAGACCCTTGACCGCGACGTGCTCTGGCTAAAAGTGATCATCAAGCGCGGCGATGGCAGCCGCCTAGCCGACCGTTACCAGTACGTGTGGAGTTAATATGCCCTGGCAATCCCCAACGCTAAATGAGCTGGCCGAACAGATCCGCGCCGACATGCGCGGGCGGCTCTCCGACGCCAACCCGGCGCTACGCCGCGCCATGCTGCGCGTGATTGCAGATGTAGACGCAGGGGCCGTTCACGGCCTTTACGGCTACCTGTCGTGGCTGGCCAAGCAGCTGATAATCGACACCGCCGAGGCCGAATGGCTGGAACGCTGGGCGAGCATCTGGCGCATCTACCGCCAGGGCGAAGTCGCGGCCACCGGCCCGATATTGCTCACCGGTAACCCAGAGGCGCAGTTGCTGGCAGGTGAGGAATTCGAGCAAGACGGCATCCGTTACACGCTTGATGACACCGTCACCCTGGACGCCAACGGCGAGGCCACCGGCAACGTAACGGCCGTTGAAGCGGGCGATGAAGGCAATCTGGACGCCGGTGAAACCCTACGCCTGGTGCGTGCCATCAGCGGCATCGACGGCGAAGCCACCGTGGGTGATGACGGCCTGACCGGCGGTGCCGAGCGAGAGAGCGACGAACGCTTGCGCGAACGGCTGCTTGAGCGCATACAGCGCCAGCCCCACGGCGGCAATGCCGACGACTACATCATGTGGGTACGCGAAGCCCACCCAGACATCACCCGCGTGTGGGTATACCGTCATAAGCCCGACATCGGCGAAGTGACCGTGCGCTTCGTGTGCGACGACCTGGACGACATCATCCCTACACCCGCCGTGGTACAGGCGGTGGATGAGTATGTCGACGACGTTCGCCCCGTGACCGCACGCGGGTTCTATGCCGTTGCCCCGGAGGCCGAGCCGTTAAACCTGGCCATTCGTCTCACACCGGACACTGCAGAAGCCCGCAGCCGTGTGCAGGCCGCGCTAGATGACTTCCTCGGCCAGACCGCTGAACCCGGCGGCACGCTCTACCGTGAGCAGCTCTCCGGCGTTATCTACGTCGCCGCTGGCGACAGCCGCCACGAGCTGGACTCGCCAAGCGGCAACGTCACCCACGGCGTTAACAAGATCCCCGTGCGCGGAGCTATCACATGGCTCTAAATCGCAATGACTACGCCAACCAGCTCAACGCCCTAGCACCACCAGGACGGGCGCTGCCCCGCGAGTCGGGTAGCCAGTGGCAGCGGCTCACTCAGGCGCGGGCGGGTGCGTTTTCGCGCGTTGACGGGCGGGCGGCGTCTCTGCATGAGGAAGCTGACCCACGCACCACATCGGAGCTGTTGCCTGATTGGGAGCGCGTCACAGCAATGCCCGATCCCTGCGTCACCGGCGAGCAAACCGTCAGCGAGCGGCAAGATGCCGTGGTGCGCGTTCTCACCGGCACCGGTGGTGCTAGCCGCCCTTATTTCATCGGCCTCGCTGCTGATCTCGGCTACGACATCGAGGTCGAGGACTACACCGCCCACACCGTAGGCAGTGACGTCAGCGAGCCGATACGCGGTATCGACTGGCGCTGGGCCTGGACCGTCCGCGCCGCCGAAGAAACCGTGCGCCAGCTGACCGTCAACAGCGGCGTCAACGAAGCCCTGGCCACTTGGGGCAATGAGCGCCTTGAATGCGTATTCGAGCGCCTCGCCCCCGCCCATTCCATCCTGATCTTCGCCTATGGAGAAACCTCATGGTAGATCGTGTCTACGAACGCAACGCCTCAGACTCGGCCCCCCAGCCACCGGCTGACCCGAGCAGCGGCTACCCCACCGCCGGTAACCCCGCCCAGGGCGTCCCAGCCACCCAGCCGGGGCCGTACTGGTACCACATGATCACCGAAAGCCTACGGCGAGTCGTCGTAGAAGCGGGTTTGACACCGGATCATGAGGATCTGGATCAACTTCTTGGCGCTATTAAATCAAGCGGCCAGTTCGCCGACTATAGCGAGAGCCGCACCTACGAAACCGGCGAAACCTGCAGAGGCTCCGACGGCGTCTTATACGAGTTCTACGACCGCGACCAGGACGGCACAGTCCAGGGCGTTGACCCCACCGACAACGCCAATAGACCCCACATCTGGATGCGCTGGGACGGCGTCAAACCCGGAACCACCATAGCGTGGCGCAGTGAAGATTTACCAGAGGGCTATCTACCCAACGACGGATGGCAAAGCGCTCCGCGCCAAGACTACCGCCGTATTTTCGCGGCATTCGGCACTACATGGGGCGAGGGCGACGGCGCTACCACGTTCGGCATGCCCGGCGATGAAAACGAGTTCCTGCGTGGCTGGGACCCGAACGGCAGTCGCGGATTAGCTGAACATCAAGCCGACATGCTGAAAGCGCATGCGCATCCTCAGTCGGTTCAAAGATCTAAAGGCGGGACTAGCAGCTCAATGCCAACTGTTAACGGGGGGAATAATGGTCTCCCATTCAACGTAAACGGATCAAGTGCGGCTTACGACATTATCAGCGGCGAAAGTACGTCTGCTGTGGGTGGGTCTGAAAACCGCCCTAGTAACAACGCCGCGCGTTGGCTCACCAAAATTTAAGGAGGCGTCATGCTGATTTACGACATCAACCAGTCCGACGGCACAGTCATTAACACCGCTGGCCGCGACGCACCCGCCGACCCGATGCGCCAAACACCCCGCATCCCCGCAGGCGCGACCGACATCGCTCCACCCTCAACCGGAGAGCACGAAGCTGCCCGCTGGGCCGGTGACGATTGGGAAGTGGTGCCCGACTACCGAGGCCACGTCTACTACACCGACGACGGCGAACGCCACGAAATCACCGAGCTAGGCATCGAGCCACCCGTTGACGCTCTCGACGAAGCCCCGCCCGAATCACTCGCCGACGTCGCTGCAAAGAAAAAGCGCGAGATCGAAAGCGCCCGCGATGCTGCTATCGACGATGGGTTTACCCACACGTTCGGCGATACTGACGACGTCGTGCAGACTCGCCAACGCGACCGCGAAAACCTCACCGGCCTAGCGGTATCCGCCCAGCGGCACCCGGATAAAACCTTCCAGTTCCGGGCAAAAAGCAACGCCACGTATGAGCTAACCGCCGACGATATGCTAGCCCTCGCCGACGCTGCGCAAGACCACGTCAGCGAACAGTATGGCAAAAGCTGGCAGCTAAAAGCGCAGGTCGACTCAGCGTTGGAGGCCGAGGATCGGGAAGGCTTGGAAGCCATCGAATGGAGCAATGCGGAATAAAGCGTAGAAGGGAGTGACCACCGGCGGTGCGGACACACCACCGGTAGCCACCAACAAGCAGCACACACCTGCAAGTCGGCCAAGACTCCCCCGCCTCGCGAGGCGTTAGAGAGTCTAAGCCAAACGTTAGATTCGTTATAGGCTTGACAGAGTGTTAACTGAAATCCGTTGTAAACAGTGCAGCCGCAAGCTGGCCACCGCCAGCGACTATCAATTCATCGAAATAAAGTGCCCGCGTTGTAAGCACTTAAATCAGCAGAGAGCCACGAGCTCCGAACCACCAAAGGAGAAGCCTCGTGGCTAACCCAATCATTCCCTGGATGGGCGGCAAGCGCCGCCTTGCGGACAAAATCTTTGCGCTGATGCCGCCACACCAATGCTATGTAGAGCCCTTTGCAGGCGGTGCAGCGCTCTATTTCCTGCGGCCAACGCCCGCCGAGGTCGAGGTGCTCAACGACGTCAACGGCGACCTGGTTAACCTGTATCGCGTGGTGCAGAACCACCTTGAAGAATTCGTTCGGCAGTTCAAGTGGGCGCTCACCAGCCGACAGGTGTTCGAGTGGGCTAAGATGACGCGGCCCGAGACGCTTACTGACATCCAGCGGGCGGCCCGCTTCTACTACCTACAGCAAAACGCCTTCGGTGCCCGTATTGAAGGCCAAAGCTTTGGCACCGCTACCACCACGACGCCAGGCTTAAACCTGCTACGGCTGGAAGAATCGCTATCCGCCGCGCACCTACGATTATCCAGTACCTATATAGAGCACCTAAGCTGGCAGGACTGCATTGAACGCTACGACCGTCCCCACACCCTCTTTTATATGGACCCGCCCTACTGGCAGACAGAAGGATATGGGGTACCCTTTGGCATAGAACAGTACGAGGAAATGGCGCGCATGCTGGCCAAGCTCAAAGGCAAGGCCATCATCAGCCTAAACGACCACCCAGACATCCGCCGGATCTTCAAGGACTACCACATCGAAACCACCGACATCCGTTACACCGTCGGCGGCGGCAAAGGCTCAGACGCCAAAGAGGTGTTGATCTTCAGCTGGGATGTGGATGAAGAGCCAGCGGGGTTGTTTTAACAATTAAGGGGACAGTATGGAGATCGGAGCAGCAGTAACAGCAGTTAAGGGAGCGCTTGACCTAGCACGTAATGCCAAAGACGTGAATGACCGTGCTCAGCTCAATGCAGCAATGAGCGACATCATGGGCAAGCTGACAACAGCGCAATCCGATCTCCTCGACCTACTCACAGAGCATCACCGGCTAATTGACGAAAATAGGGAGCTTAAAAGCAAGCTAAGCAAAGAAGAGCGTTTCGATCAGTATCGTCTTTGCAAGACTCCAGTAGGGCACTACATATACGAGCTCAAGGAAGAGTATGTGAACGAAGATAAGCCAGCGCATGCCATCTGCGTCAAATGCCGTGAAGAGGGTCTACGATCTACTCTTCAGGAAGGTGATTATAGTTATTACTGCCCGACTTGCAGGACGGTAGCAGACTTCCAGAGGCACCCCGGTTTTGCGATGAGTTCAGGGCCTACCTACAACGATCCGTGGTGA